TCTCAGATAAACGCCCCACAGCAGACCGATGGTGCTGAAATTATCCTCCGGCTTGCCGTAATCCTGTTCACGCTGACCGCAAACACACTTCTTTGCGGTATCCAGAATTTCAGGTCTGTTCATAACTGTTTCTCCTTAAATCGCGTCTGCATCCTGCCACGCTTTATAGATTTTTGCGCCCATGCGGGCAAACCAGTCGACCATGGTTTCGTTTAAGGCCCAAGCGTCGGTCGCGCCGGAACACTCGTGCAAACCGCACTCTGTTAAAAACGCGTGTACGATCTCGTGGCGCTTCACTTTGCGTACATAGTTGTCCATGTCGCCAAGGGTTCCTGTGATTTCGCGCTCCACGACAATTTCGCGGGTCGTCCAATCGCAATAGCCGTCGCACTCTTTTAATCGGGGATCATCTGCCTCTGAGCGTTCAATGACCGACCATTCAGAATCCAAAATACGGATTTTCATTCGGTTCTCCTCATACGATCACGCTCACCAGCAGCAGGACAAACAGAGCAAACGCCACAACTGCGTACAGCTTTTTGTTCTGGTAGTCCTTCTCTCCGACACAGCCAAGCGTGAGGATAACACCCAGCACGGCGAACATGATCGAAATAAGCATCTTAGCCATTGTCTACCTCACTTTCTCCGGGAGCGTCTTGCTCCAAACCGTAGGTTTCATAAAGTTCCTGTTTGGCTTCGGCCAGAACTGTGTCCACGATCCGTCTCACGCGAACGCCACGGTTGCCGCCAAACCATTTCTTTTTGAACTCAGCTTTTTTCTTGAGCCAAGTTTCTTTGCAGGTGTCGCCGGATCTGTACCAGTCGTAGTCGTGGATCAGGTTCAGAACGTCCCACACCAACTCGGAGATCTCACGATCCTCAAAAGCGTTGCGCGGGCGGTCGTCCCAACCGAAGATTTCTGACTTTAACTGGCTGTCCAGATACTCGAAGTGACCGCCGCTCATGCGCCCACCTCAGGGAAGATGTCGTCGAACAGGACAGGGATCTTTTCGCGGGTCGCTCTCAGCAGTTGTGTAGCTACCTCGCGGATCTGCGGGTGCGCGGCCTCGGAGCAACGCAGCTTAAAGAAGTGTCGCCACTCGCGGATGTTGGCGGTCATAACGACCTCAGTTTTCAGGCTGTTGGGGAGAACCGCGCGGGCCTGCTGCGGGGTGTAACCCTCGTTCAACAGATCGAAATACGCGACCTCAGCACGCTCGCAAGCGCCTTTCCACATACGGTAGCCTGCCGTACCTTCGGCAAAGAACAGCGGCTCAATGACCGTAATTTCGCCGCCGAACTCACCCTTGCTGTAGTTGCAATAGCGGGTGCTTTCCTGACAATAGGCTGCCAGACGGTGACGCACGATCTCGTGAGAAACGCCGCGGTCGACGATGAACTTAACTGTGAAGCTGCAATGCTCCAACACGGCCTCATGCCCGCGCTTAATAAGACCACGACAGAACGCTTCTGCGCTGCCGTCTTTGATCTTGCCCTCGGATTTGTAACAAACTCTGCCGCACTGTTCAATGCGGGACAGGATCACTTCGCCGTTGATAGGCGTGATAAACTCGAAACCGGGTTTAATGATTTTCATTTGTGCTTACCTTCCTTTCCGATATGGAGCCGTCTGCCCTCTGCTTTGGCGGCGTAAATGGTTTCCAACTGCCGCTCGGTGATTCCTAAATGGGCCGCAAGCGTGCTGTTGTCCACATCCTCAAGCAGATCTTCGTCACAGCAGTCACAGGGAATGAAATCGCGCTTTCTCGTCTGTGCAATAGCCTGACAGCCGCAATTCGGACAATCGAAGCTGTCGAAGATCTCAGGCTCGTCAGTAGAAGAAAATGCGGCGGCAACGCCGGTCTTGGTAAGATTGCGGGAGATGTAGTGTCTCTCCCGAATTGCGGGAAACTCAGTTCCGCATACAGTACATTTCATGGTAAAGACCTCCGTGTTTTAGATGTCCTCGCTCAGTACGCGCATAAGAGATTCACTCTTTTCGGGGTCGTGCTGATCCGGGGCTTCGTCTTTCGCCCAGTCGTAAACCTCACCGCCCTGCTGAGGCGCAAGGTGCTTTGCTTCGGGTTCGACTTTGCGCATCCAACGGCAAAAGTCAGCAGCCCAGTGGACGTAGCCATAAAGCACGAACGCCCCAGTTAAAACAGCAAAGGCGGGAACGCACAGGACGTAAAAACAGCAGTCAATGACTGCCAACATTGCGGCAACCAAAACGGTAACGATAATCGATTTTCCTTTTTTCATTTTTCGCGTGTCCTTTCTTAATCCTTCTTAAAGAAGTCTCCGACCCAACCGTCGGCGTTGAGGGGCAAGCCCTGCGCCCACGGAATAGGAGCGGCCATAATAGATTTAACTTTCTCCAACATGGTTTCGTCGTCAGCAAATCGCTTTACGTCGATCACCACTTCGTCGTGAACATGGAACACGATAGGAAAGCCGTTGCGTTCCAGATTCTCGATAGCTTCGGCCAAGCAATCGCGCGCGATTGCCTGAACACAGTTCTCCACCAGCTTACCACCGTAGGTTTCAATGGGTTTCCACTTTTTAGAGGTCTGGTCAACGCCCATGTAAGAGATGGACGGTGCGCCCCACCGATTTTCTGTGAGCTGCGGATTGATGTAATAGAGTTTGCGCCCAGAAGGTAGCCGGATCGAAAGCACCGGCGTTCCCTGCATGATGTCATACTCACGAGCCAAGGTTAAGCAACGCACCTGCCGGGAGCCGCCATAAGAGATAACCTCAAGCGCCGCGTTCTCCATGTCGTACCAAAGATCCCGGATACGGCTGCTTGCGTTTCGCCAGTTGTTTACGATCTCCTGCACTTCGTCGTCAGACATATCATCCAGCGCATGGGAAACGTCCATACGACGCATAGCTCCTACGCCGCCCTGATAACCCAGTGCCAGTTCAGCAACCTTACCGCGCTGTCGCAGAGCGTAGTTGGGATGTCCTTTGACAATGGTTTCTACAGGGACGTTATAAATCATGGCTGCGGACGCTTCGTAGATCTTGCCGGTGGTGTTGAACACGTCCAGTCGCCACTTCTCGTCGGCGAGCCATGCAATCACGCGAGCTTCGATTGCCGAAAAGTCCGCGTCAATCAGCACATTGCCCGGTGTAGCGGTCAACGCCGTTCGGATCAACTGCGACAGGGTATCGGATACATTTCCGTAGACCATGCGCAGATGCTCCTTTTTGTGCTGCTTCACAAAATTGCGAGCCATGTCCAAATGACCTATGTACGTCCGGGGGAGGTTCTGCACCTGCACCAGACGGCCCGCCCATCTGCCGGTACGGTTTGCTCCGTAGAACTGCAACAACCCGCGTACCCGGCCATCGGAACACACGCAAGATTCGATAGCGTCGTACTTTTTTGTAGAAGTCTTGCCAAGCTCCTGCCGGATTTCCAACATTCGTTGTACTGCCTCACTGTGGCCTCCGACAGCCAACAGATCCGTTACCGTTTCTTTCCGCAGGTTTTCCACGGAAACGCCGTCGGCGGTTTCGGTGTTCAGCCAGCCCATAAGCTGCTTAACACTGTTGGGGTTGTCCAACCCTGAAATGCTGATAGCTTCGTCGGTCAGTTCCTTAGAAACAACATCGCCCACATAAAGCGCGCCGCGCGTAAATTCCATATCTACGGCAACGCCGCGCGTGTTGATGCGCAGATCCGTTTCCCACTGTCGCTGCACAAAATCGGGAACCGGGAAAGCGGACAGCCGCTTTGCAATTTCCATCTCTGTAACAACGTCCTGCGCATTGTAGTCCTTGAAAAGCTGCCACTTGTCAGGATCGTGGTGCGGGAGGTTTCGGGTTCGGCCTCCGTTCGCTTTGGTCGCCTTACATGGGACGCAGAAATATCGGATCAGCGCCTTGCCGGTGTTCAACTTCTGCTTGTCCTCTGGCAAGCCCAGCGCGCGGCCCGTAGCATCGAGGCCCGCAGTATATCCGGCATACAGGCCGTGCAACATCGTGTCGCGCCACTGCTCCGGGTGCATGGGGCCGTAGACCTTGCTCAGACAGCCAAATTCAAACGCCGCATTGTAAGCCGACTTGATGTATTCCGGGTCATGTAAAGCGGATGTGAGCCAATCAGGGACGGTTTCGCCGCTTGCCACGTCGATCACATTGACAGGGCCTCCGTCAAGTGAATAAGCAAACAGCAGTATTTCAAAATCATCGCTGTCGACGTAACGAAACGCGCCAGCTTTCGCAATGGGAATACTGGAATACGTTTCAAGGTCGATACTCAGTCTGTGCATATTTTAGCCTCCAAAGAACATCCGGGCAGGCATTGCTTCTCGTGTAGCTTTGCCTGCCCGGATCTCGATTACATGGGCAGACCAGTCAGGGGGTTAATCTGAGGCTGCGCGTCATTCTGAGCGAACTGAGCGAACTCGTTCGCAGTAGGCTTAACCGCGCCGCCCAGAGATTCGCCGTCGCGGGTTTTCATAACGCCGTCCAGACTGCAACCGATACCCTTCTTACCGGCAGTGTTGTAGCCGAAGAAATGTACGGTGCAACGGGCGTACATACCGCTGTAGCTGTCCTGAGGGGCCAGCTCGACGTTGGGATTGGAGATGTCGCAAACCCAAGGCTTACCGTCCTGAGGGCGGCGGGAGGCGGTCATAACCCAATGGCCCTTGCACTCAGGGCCGTAAGCAGTGCCGTCCTGCTTTACGCCGTCGCCGTCATGGATGGGAATGGGGATGATGGGAGGACGAACGCCCTTCCAAGACTTGCCGTTGACTGCTGCGTTAATCGCTGCATTGATGGAGTTGTCCAGATCGGTCTTGGTGGTCACGTCGGACTTGGGGATCAGCAGGGTCACGCTGTACTTAGGGTCGGCGTTAGGCTGCTGAGGATTGACGTAGGGAGCTGCCAGATGGACATAGGACAGCCGGACTTCACCAGTGAGGGACTTGTTTGCCTGATTCATGTACATAGAGATATTCTCCTTTCAAAGTTACCGTTTTTCGGCGAGATAGATTTCGTAGACCTCTTTGGCGCGTTCAAGGTCTTTCTTTGCTTGCTTCTTCGCTTGTTCGAGATTCACTTTTGCGTTTTTCACCCGCTGCATACGAGGCGTGTTCCATTCTTTGCGGGATTTGATTTCGGCGCGCTTTTTCACAGCGGGCCAATCGGACGGGAACGTTGCCGGGTCAGGATCAAGGAAGTCGCGCTCATAATCCTCGACACATTCCTGTAAACGCCGCTCAAACTCAGACACCCGTTCATTGCCGAGGGCTTTGACGGTATCTACGAACTGAGGAAACTCACGCTCGACAACAGCAATCGTCTCGGTGTTTTTCCAATCGAACTCGTAGAGATACCGTAAGATTTTGCGCACTGCGGGTTTCTTTGCCTCCAAGAAAAACGCAGGATACGCGAGCCGGTAGACGCAGTTGTCAAAGCAACGAATAACAATTACGAGGTCGTTACTCATTGGAGACACCTGCAAATTCACCGGGGCCGACAGGCGAGTACGCCTCGCGCTTGTCGTCGAACGTGGTCAACGTCGGTTTACCGGGCGGCCACATGATTTCGCCGTCCATCAGCTCCGCAAACCGTTTCTTGCCGGTCAACTTTTCAAGCTGGGCAAGGGTCAAGGGCTTGCGTTCATACAGAACAGCGTCGTCGTATCCGGCACCGCGCATGATGTCAAGGGCTTTGTCCCCATCCTTAAACGCGCGGACTTTGCGGCCCTCTACAACTTTCCAACCGGGGATCTCCCGGCCAGAGAGAATCGCATCACGGGCATAGTTCTGCAAATCCTCGTACCATCCGACCAAGCCCTGCGCCGACCGCAGCAGCTCCGCGACTTCCGTATCAGACAGGATCGTGATGTTTTCGCCGGGTGTAGCGTCCTCCTGTTCTGCCAGACCTTCGGGGATAGTGCCGACATACTGGGAGAAGCCTGCGTAGTATTCTGCGCGGGCGCGACACTCAGCCTTGCCACGACAGAACCGACACCACTCACCGGCGCAGAAAGTACCCAGTCCGAAATATGCGGCCTGTGCTTTCGGCTTGGCCTCGTTTTCGCCCCACGCTTTCAGTTCCTCCACAGTCAGCCATTCTTCCTCGACTTCCTCAGAGATGCGAGGTTGAACGATTGCCGTGCAAACGCGCTTAATCGTGTCGCCGTAGATGGGATACAGCATCTTCAACACGCCCAACGCGTAGAGCCGCATTTGGCCGTTGTTGATCGCGGATACCTTAACGCCCTTGCCGTGCTTGTAGTCGGTGATCCGCAGCGTGTCGTCGCCGACCATAGCGTTGTCACAAGTGCCGAAGCCCTCCGGGATATACTCGGAAAGATCCACGCGAACCTCAAACATGACCTTGGGGGTACGCTCAAATGTGTTCGCCTTTTCAGTGAGGAAATCAACATAAGCCTCAGCGGTCTTAATCATTTCATCCTGCCAGAGCGGATTTGCCTTGAGCTTTTTCAGTTCGGCATTGAACTTCCGGGTAGTCATTACGGAGAATTTCTTTTGGCCGTACAACTCACACACGCTATGTGCGAGGGTTCCTTCGTCTGCGTAAACCGACGATTCACTGGGAAACTGTTCCTCATAACGAGGGGCGGCGGTGCAATGCGACCACCGTTCATAGCCAGAGGCGGTAACGGTGGCGTGTGCTTTAGGTGTTGCCATCTTCCGCACCTCCCGTTAGATCTTCGCGCCCAGTCCTCTCAGAGCAACCGCAACGTCGTTGAACTGCTCAGGCTTGAGCTGGGTAATGGCCTGTACGCCGAAGCCTTTCAGCAGTCCCATGAGATCGGTCATACGGCCCGCATCGAGAAGCTGAGAACCGGCAGAAACGATGTCGTCGAAGGTGACAGCTTTTGCCTCAGCACCGGGAGAGGGCGCAGCCGCAGCTACCGGGGCAGCGGGAGTGGCCGCAGGGGTGGGCGCGCTCACAGAGGAAACAGGGGCCGGGGTGGTAGGGTTTACCACGGGCGCAGGCGCGGACTGTGCAGCCGCGTTTTCAGGGGCGGGCGCAGTCATGTTGACGGGAGAAACGGGTGCAAGGGCCTTACTCAGAGCCGCCGCAAGGTTGTTGATAGCTTCGACCAGCGCCGGAGCCTCAACGCGATGGGTAATGGTGAAATCTGCCATTTTGATTTGCCTCCTCAAAAATAGATTACGTTTTAGTTGCGACAGTGCGGGCTTGTCGCTGTGCCTGCCAACGCTCGAAACGCTCACGGTTTACAGGATCTTCATAGAACCGTTTTACAGCGTCTAAAAACGTGACCGACAGATTATGCTTGTCCGCTTCACCAATCTGCGACAGGTCAAAGCGAGACTTCTTCGGCGCGGCCATCAGGACTGATCCTCTTTGGCCTCGGCCTGCTTCTGTTCCAGACGGGACAAGGCATCGAGGATCTTCTGTACCGTCTTTTCGGTTCCGCGCTTGCCGTTTAACACTTCGGAAACATAAGAGGCGTTGTACCCGCTCTCCTTCGCCAACATCTGCCCGGTGATCCGTGCGACGTGCATACGGCCCACGGCATCGACAATTCTTGCGTCCATGCGTTTGTCCTCCTTTCTTATGAAGTCAAAAATATTTGCCTAAACAGTTGAAACTTTTTGACTATTGTGATACAATTCAAAAAGCCAGTACCACAAACTGCGGCCCGTCCTCACCTTCCACAATGCGACGGCGCTTGCTTTTGTCAAAGTCGTTTGACTGCTACGCACTTATAATAGCCTAAATCTTTTGACTTGTCAATACTCTTTGACTGATTGTAGTGAAATATTTTTGACTGGCGGGAAAGAGGATTACTATGACCTTCTTTGAGCGCTATGAAAAACTCTGCCTTTCGCAAGGGTACAAACCGGGATCTGAGCAGGCGGCTCAAGCACTGGGTACAAATCGCGGCACAATATCCGCGTGGAAAACTTCCGGCAAACCTCCTAAGACGGAATACCTGATCGCCATTGCAGACGTTTACCATGTGTCTATCGACTACTTGCTGTGCCGCACAGACGACCCTACCGATTACACGAATCCTGATTTGATCGCAGAGGTCGCAGGCCCGCAGCTCGACGCTTTTGACGGAGATGTAAAAAAGGCCGTCGCGCTGCAAAAGGCGATTGCGCAGGATCGGCAGCGCGAAGCTACACCGATGGGCGTTACGCTTTATAATCAGCTCGACGGCATTGATAAAGGAAAGGCCGAAGCCTTTATGCAAGGGCTTCTCGCGCAAGACAAGTACACTGTTCAGCCTGATGTCGGGAAAAAACACGCGTAATTCGTGCGCGTGACGGAACCACGGTTAGGGCCGTATACGACAGAAACATTATTCGTCTTGTGAGGGAAGGAACATGGTAAAAATTAAATACAACGGAACGGCTTGGCAACAGTCGTACGGCCCCGGTGAATTGGCTGTGGTTTATGCACGGTTCTCCTCCCACAAGCAAGGTGAACAGTCCATCGAGGGGCAGCTCGCGGCAGCCCACGCCTACGCAGCGGCACGCGGATACCAGATCATCCACGAGTATATCGACCGCGCAATGACTGGCCGAAACGACAACCGGGATGAATTTCAACAGATGCTTTCCGACTGCACGAAAAAACAATTCTCCGTGATTATCGTGTGGAAAGTTGATCGTTTTGGACGTAACCGCGAGGAGATCACGTTCAACAAATACCATTGCAAAAAACACGGCGTTCGGGTGGAGTACGTTGCTGAGAACATGGGAGAAGGCCCCGAAAGCGTCATTTTGGAAAGCGTGTTGGAGGGTATGGCTGAGTATTACAGCTTGCAGCTCTCGCAGAATATTCGACGCGGCAATCGTGAGAACGCAAAAAAGTGTCGGTTCACCGGCGGGCGTGTACCACTGGGCTACAAACTCGACAAAGACCACCAATTTGTCATTGACCCCGACACGGCCCCACTTGTTCGTCGGATCTATGCGATGTACGCAGAGGGTCAGACTATCACAGAGATTATTGACCAGCTTAATGCCGAGGGCCTGAGGACGGGTCAAGGCAACCGCTACACCAAGAACAGCCTGCGTACAATCCTCAAGAACGAAAAGTATATCGGCATCTACGATTTCAAGAACGGCGAGATCCGCATCGAAGATGGCGTACCGGCTATCGTCGACAAAGAGATTTTTTACAAAGTTCAAAAGCTGTTGGCGATCAATCAACGCGCCCCTGCTGCCAAATGGAACAGGGCCGACTATCTGCTCACCAACAAACTTTTTTGCGGTTCCTGCGGCGCGCAAATGGTCGGAGAAAGCGGAACAAGTAAGACAGGAGCCAAGTACAATTACTACCTGTGCATCAACCACAAACGAGGAAACACCTGCGCACGCAAAGCGATCCGGCAAGACTGGCTTGAACCTTTTGTGCTGACCAAAACTCAAGAGTTGATTATGGACGACGAGGTAATCCAGTACATCACCAACAACGTTTGGGAATACTATCTGCGACAAGATCAGCAAAGAGACAAGGTGACGAGCCTTAAAGCTCAAATCGCAGAGGTGGAGAAAGCGATCAATAATCTCATGCGGGCTATCGAAGCCGGTATGCCCTTAACTGAAATGACAAAAAACCGCCTGACCGAACTGGACGGGCAACAACAGGCGTTAAATGCTGCCATTGCACAAACTCAGCTCGACGGCGGTTTCAGATTACAGAAAGATCATATTCAGTTTTTCCTTGAACAGTTCCGGGAAATGGATTTCACCGACCGAAAGTGTCAGCAGCGGCTTATTGACGTGTTTGTGAACTCAATTTTCATCACAGACGACGAATTGACGATCAATTTCAACTTTGGCGGCGATAAATCAGTTATAAAGTTTACGGATTTCAAGGCTTTAAGTGGGGAAAACGAGTTCGGATGCCGCGCGCTCGTGTCCACCATAAATTTAAGTCCACCCTTTTGTGTCAATGTCCAAAAGACATTGCTTCAAAAGGGTGGACTCAATTATTTGCTAAAGAACGATAAAAATGTGCTTTTCAGCAGCATTCTGCTGCCGTCATGACCAAAATCATGCCGTTTCCCGGAAACAAGTTGAAATCGTTTTATTGGGCCTTCCTTCGTCCGGTTTTCTTTTCAGTTGGAGAATCGCGGGGGATTTACGTTATTTCCGGCAAAGGCGTTCGGACCGGGGTCGGACATGGAGAAATACATTTTCGCTGCCCTGGTGGTACCAAAGTCCTGGTTAGAGCCGGAGTTCTGTACCTGGTTAAAAGCATCCCGGAACATCTGATTGTGTGCCTCCTCCCGGTTCAGCAGAAAATCAATGGTTTCCCGGACTTTCTTGTCATTGATCTGACGGTACAGATATTCGTAAACAACTTTGGCCCGCTGTTCCGATGCAATATTACTCAGAAGATCCGCACAAAGGTCTCCCGTCACTGTGACATAATCTGCCGTCCAGGAGTAACCGGACGCATTGATCAGACCGGGATTCAGACCAAGGAGCACATGACTCTGGATCTCTCCGCAGGGTACCTGAGCCGCAGCCACGTCATGACCGTTCAGCAGATTGATGGTCTGGGCCACCATCTCCATATGCCCCAGTTCTTCTGCCGCAATATCCAGAAACAGGTCTTTAATTTTGGGATCTTTGATGCGGAAACTTTGGGACATATACTGCATGGCTGCCTTCAGTTCCCCATTGCCGCCGCCCAGCTGTTCCTGCAGCAAGGCCGCATACTGCGGATTGGGCCGTTCCACCGCCACCGGATGAAATAACTGTTTTTCGTGCTTAAACAAGCACACCACTCCCTTCAATCGTGATACAGATATTCTTCCAGTTATTTCCGCCAATTATACAATCACTTGAATCTTCTGCATCATTTTGTCACAAATATGTTGCGGAAAGTTTGCAGATCCGTTATGTATTGGACACAATCTGCCATTATTCTATAGACATGAAAGGAAACGAAAGGCCGTGGTTCGTTACCTTTCAATGTAGATCCTCTTTTCTACCTCTCCTCTTTCTAAAACCCCTTTGATGAAAAGTCCGCAGTTTTCAACTGCGGGCTTTTCTCTTGGGATTGCATCTAAAGGAAACCAAAGAAATCTCACACCAGTGGCAATGTCATCCGAAGATGTCTATATCAGCCAGATATGGGTGCCATTCCACATTCTCTTTTTCACTCTGTGCATTAAAACATGCCCAGAATTCATCCTCCGATACGGACTCACCACTCCAGGAGAAGGAAATTGCAGAATCATTCTCTTCAACGGCACCAATGATCACATATTCCCAACCGAGGTCAGAAAATTTCAGTCTGGCCGTTCCGTGATTGGCTGCACCGCCGGAATAGTGGAATGTACCGTCCTTTTTAAGATCAGACAGCTGTCGGTAGGCAAAGGTATAGCCAGTTACGTTTCCATCATACCGAAGAGCCAGAACACCGTAGTCATTTGTTTCGTTAATGGTTATCCAAAGGAGCAATTCCTGCATTCCGTCTGCATCCAGATCAGCCGCAGCGTACCTGGTTATGGCAACATCCACCTTGGAGATGATACCGAAATTTTCACAGTATTCTTTGATAGTCATGCGCTGTGCCTGATCCCGGTCTAAAAAGTCTTCCTCTCCGGAAAGGACCCTTTCAAACATACCCTGTACATTCTCCCCGGATCCCATTGAACCCGTTTCTGCTGCCGTAGCAGTGGACGCGCTGAGCATATCCTCGGATTCTGTAACTTCTGAATCATTTTTCTCATTTCCATGCATGAAGCACAGGATAATAGCCAGACATCCAGCCAACAGTATCAGGGCTGATCCAACAGATTTCATAGCAATCTCCTTATCTTTTCCGATCATACCTAAAGTGTACTACAGCGGACAACTCTTTACAAGCACATAATCACCAGATTATTTCCCAATGTACCACTCCATACATTCCTTGCACACTATATTTACCGGAATATATTCTCACTTCTTGGAATACAGAAATGCAATGGCTACCGCAGAAAGCATTGCGATCAAAATAATTTCCATAATTGATTTACCTCCTGATCGTATGTATGCGTTATCTTCACCCCTCAGAATTCTTCAAAGCTGATATAACGGTTTTCCTGCCAGACAAGCAGACCCGTCATACCTTCCTGCAGAACATTGTATTCCCCTTCGCCGACCTGAAATTCCCGCATGGTTCCATCCTTCATCTGAAGCAATACCAGA